AATTGATTTTGATTCTTCTGGTATTTTTTCTTATCTTGTTCTTCTTTTAACTTGTTAGTAAAGTTAAGTTTGTCCCTACCTTCTTTGGTACGGTGTAGATTACTGCCTCTTGACATAGTTAAGTTCCTTTAATAATGTGTTGTTGAATAATTAATTCTCGAAGTGGCTGGAATCCAAATGCCTTTCGCATCCATCCAAGCCAATGACTACTACCTTTGTCCGCATTGCATTTCCTGCAAGCGCATACCACATTCCTTGTAAGGTCTTGACCACCTTTTGAACGAGGTTTGACATGATCGAGTGTAAGTTGATTAAAATCATAAGTTTCTCCGCAATAAACGCATGTACATTTGAAGTGCTCTTTAATAGCTCTTCTCCAGAGCCTTTTAGAATCTGAACTTGTCATGGTTATTAAGTTGTGTAAGTAATGTTTTGGACTAGGTAGTAATGGGGTCATTTACGTATTTTGAGTCTGCTTTTTCTGTTCTCGGATGGACTTTGGAGTCTGCCCTTGGTAGTACTCCCCGAATAGTGAGCAGCGTCTTTCCCATCACCATTTCCGTAGGTACCAAGTTTTCGATTAAGTTTATTTGCATTAACACGTAGGGCTAAACCCTTTTTAGTTTTGTTGTATCTTTTTTGTTGCTTTAGCCTTTTAGCTTTAGCTTTTGGGTTGGATTTATAGTATTCAGAGGTTTTTGCCATAGAGCTTAGCCTGTACTAATTCTGGGTCAATGGTTGGCATAACCTGTGCAAGTTTAGAAAGAGGGTTTCCGTCATAAGCAACACCGCTAATATCATTAGCTTTTAACCAATCACAAGCTGCTTTTAAGTCCTGTGTAGTTGCTTCACCCGATTTTATACGAGATAGAAATTCTTTAGTAATTAGGTTATGCAACTCGTTAAATTGATCTTCAGTTGCTTTTTTCTTCATTTTGCTCCTCTCAGAATCGCCTACAAGGGCGATGAAAAAAGTTCCGGGTACGTTTGTACCCTTGATTTTAGAGTCCTAAACCTTTTTTGACTACAGCTAACGCTTTGTCGTCTAGGTCGTTATCACTCTGTGCTACTAGCTTTTCTAATAGTTCAACTACGAAAGTCTTGAATTTTGGTGACTTAAGTGCTGATAGCACAAATGGTTTAAGGATTGCTAACATTGTTTTTTAATAGTGATTGAATAGGTACTACGTCGGAGCATATGTGATATACACGTGACCCGGGTAGCAGGGTAAAGCCTTTCTGTTGTAGCTCGGCACATTTGAGTGCACGAACTAACTCGAAGTCTAATTTGTTTTTTTGTATCTGACTTTCAGCCATGCGTTCGCATTGCTTAGTCAAATCTCTATTTAGAGGTACCATAAAATTAATTTGGAACCCCCAGTTTTCTGATATGACATAACCGTCCTCTGTCTGAGGTTCAGTATCATTACCCATATAAAATGGACTAAATGTCATAGTGCTGCCATTACAAGATATGTTGTTACCAAAGGCTTGTCGACTTGGTGCTCCATTATTCTGAAATTGTACAGCTTGATTTGTAACATTTCCCGTCGCGGCTGCCACGGGGTTACTATTATTATTGGTGTCTCCTTCAGCTAGTACTGGACTTACTGAGAGAATACAGAGAGCGATGTAGTAGTAGAGTTTATTGTATAGTTTCTTGTAAAGTCTATTTGTTCTACTAAGCCTGCTGCTCTTGTTGTGGTTTCTAAGTTCCACGGTAGTGAATTGTTAGTTACTGAAAATGTTGTAGCTGTGTCTGATAAGTTTCCAGATGCAGTTACATTATTTCCTGACCACGTATTTACGGCAGCACCCCATACTTGGCGTTGCTCCGTCTCCACAATAGTTTGAGTGGTAGTGGTCGTTGAGTTCATTGACCCTGAAGTAAATTGTGGGGTCACTGTGTTGGCTCTAGCTATGCTGGGTGATAACAGAGCTAAAAGCAAGATTAGTTTTTTCATGCTTTTGGTTTATCTTTATTTGCCATAGGGCATACAGGTGGTTTGCCATTTCCGTTTTTACCGGTAGTAAGTCCAAAAGTTGCCAGTGCGCCTGTAAAGACGCTGGCTACGAAAGTGATATCACTATTCCCAGACTTTTTTACCATAGGTATATCTATGTAATTCATAGTAATAATAAAACCAGACCAGACAACTACGCCTAATCTTACTAGAGTTCCAAGAACTTCTAGTGTATGTTCTTTTTCTTCACCTATGTCTTTTAGTTTACTTATTAGACTTTGCTTTTTTGGCTTAACTTCTTCCATGCTGTTTTTAGTATTGGTTTAAGTGCAGTAACCGCCCATTTAAAAGCTGCTGTAGCCGTAAGGGTGGCTGCTACAGAAACAACCGCAGTTGTTCCAGCCGTTACTAAAATTTCATTTTCCGGGACAGGCATTTTAA